TTAAATCTCCCCCTGTGCTGGAATATAATAAACAGTCAATATAGGTCCTAAGACATAGAAATTCCCAGTGTTACCTGTTGTATTTGCACCAAATTTTAATGTAAGTAGCATATCCTTATAACTTACTCTTGCAGCTGTTGAACCAGGATTATTCCATGTTACAGTACTTTTTGTGAAAGTATTCTTACCCCCAACAACACCAGTACCCGTTAGTGTTTTACCATTTCCAGAACCTTCAAGTGTTACTGTTGCTGCAGGTATGTTGATACAAACAGCAACTGAAGATTGAGTACCATTCTTTGCACTCCACTCACAAACAATCTTATTAATCTTCGCTGATGAAGGTATTGTGAAACCCCAATTATTCTTTTGAAGATTTGCAGGTATCCTATATGTACCAGACTTTGAAGCTACAGAAGGACAACCACAAGGATTGATTTCCCCATCCGTTGATACATCAGTCCAAGCCCTATAATTACCACTATTACTAGATGGATTACTTACCATTGGATTACCTACTTTTCTTTGTGATAATGGGTTTTTGATTGTGAATGTAGTGTTTGTTGAGACATTATTATACTGAGAGTCCCCATTAAAGATGTATTTACTGTATACTTTGCAAGGAGACCAATTCATCTGCAACTTAGACTTACCGTCCGTTGTGCTGACTTGACTGTAATCTGTGAAACTTGAATTATCACGACTAACGCTGATAACAATATTCTTATTACCAAGAGGGTTTCCTTTACTGTCTGTTAGTATGCATGCAGTGTACCAGCCTTGATACAAGTCCCCCGTAAGAACAGTAAGCCGTGGGGTGTCCTTTGTTATTGTTAGTTTGCTTGTTTGACTTGTGGAAGCAAGATAATTGCTTGTTTCATTATAAACAGCATAATACTCATGCTCACCAATACTACCATTATTGTATGGTAATTGTGCAGAACCAGCCGATAAAGAGACAGTGCCTATAATAGTGTCATCTTCATAAAATACCACGTCCCCTGTGGGTGTGGATTCATCAGCGGCGGAGACAGTTGCAACAAGAGTATAATCTTCAACAAAACTAATACTAGTACTACTACTATTCAATGTAAGGTTAGTTGTTGTTGCAAGCTTACCACATTTGACGATTGCTGTTGTGGTTACTGCTTCAAAGAAGTTATCAGCAGTATTTGTGATTGTTACTTCTACATCTTCATTTGCTGTGAATGTATAATCTGCTTGTAATTCACCAGTCTCATCAGTAACCCCATTTAATGTTATATCCCCTGCGGTGAGGGTTAATTGTATTCCTTCAAGTGCATTATTATTCTTATCAGTTACAACAACAGTTAAAGGCACAGTATCACCCATGTTGTACTGTTGTATTGGGTACTGAAGAACAATAATCGGTTTACTGAGATTTATCACAGATTCTACAGTATTTGATTCAGAAGCAAGATACTGAACAGTCTGCCCAAATCGGGCATAAAATTTAACATTATCACTTGTGGTTTTTAGGTCATGTGCACTTACCGTGAAGATAGCTTCACCATCATCACCAGTAACCCCAGTACCTAATAATGTAGTGTTGTTGTAGAATTCAACAGATTCACCAGCGACAACACCTGCACCTTCATCATAACCTAAATCAGCAGTAACTGTGATTGTATCAGCAGAATCAATCACAGAAGGAGAAACACTAATCTCAAGACTAGTAGTATGATAAACAAACACATGAACACTAGTACTAGTAGCATCATACTGAAGTTCATCTAATGTTTTAACGATGATAGTATGATCACCCCTTATATCACTGCTGTAAGTGTATTGACATGTACCATCTACAGTTTCACTAGAACCTAATAGTATATCGTTTTCATAGAAGTATACATCAACATTACTTATTGCCTCACCTTCAGTATTCTTTAGTGTTGCAACAAGATCTACCTCACCATTAGGTTCAATACTCCAGGTTTCCGCGTCAATTGTGAGTAATGCAGTTTCACCTTTTAATTTAATCTCAAAAACGGGGAAATCAATATTATCATATGTTATCTTCTGACCAGTGAGGGAGGGAGTGCAATTACTCCCCAGCATCTCATCAGTACTGCTTATACTGTTCATTATATTACCAATTCCCCGGGTGTCATCGGGGTATACAGTGTATTTTTTCATGTTATACCTCTACTTCTGTTTGCTTTTCTTTCAAGCCTTGTTTTTGCCTTTGCATCTTCAAGTTGGAAGCGGATATTATTTGCAAGGTTTTTAATCCAGTTATCACTATCTGTTGTTTCACGGATCATGCGGACTATAGTATCTTCATCAACATTTTCTGGTAAGCCTTCGAAGGTGTGGTTTACTGTGATTTCACCGTTTAATGTGAATTCCCCATTATCAGGGGTGTTTTCTTCATTGTTTTCTGTGAATCCGCTGCTACGTGCTACAGTTTGACGACCTACACGTTTTGGTGCAGGACCACTACCATAACCAGTAACTGCTGAAGATACCCACATTCCTCTTTGTTGCATTGCAGTTGTATCCAAGATTTCACCATTAATCCGTGTACAGAAATGACCTTCACCATCCCAATAACAATGGACTTTTTCACCTTGGAAACCACAGGTCCTTGCAAGAGCAAGTAATGCGTCTGCTCCATCACTACAATTACATCTGCCTGCAGCTATTGCATTTTGCCAAGTACCATATTTTTCACTATCGCAGTAGTGATCATAAGGTATTCCAGAACCAGGAGCAAATAATGCTGCCCCAATCTGTTTAAAAGCACTGAAACTTATATTAGGTGTTCCGCTTGCAAAGTCTTTTACTTTGAAAGCAAGACCTGTTTGAATGTTTCCAGCTCCAGTGTGGATAGCTGGTCCTTTCATACTCCAATTATTAGTAGTATCCTTAATTTTTTTGATGTTTGGTGCTGCGGTATTTTCCCATGCACCAGCACCAGAAGCACAGTCAAGACATACTCCAGATAATGCTCCAGAACGGATAAGGCTTGTTGTATCTATTTTACCATTATTGGTATTGTATTCAATATTTCCTGAGGTTAGGCATGGTATGCTTTGTGCTTGAAGCGGTGTAATGTACTGTGGTATGTTTTTTTCACGGCGGATACTGTTTGCAAGTATACTGCTCATTAGACTCATTCCACTGCTTGCTCCACCACTGCTTGCTCTTCCTACAACACGGTTTCTTTGCATCATACCAGAATTAGATGGTCCTGCACCCCAAAGGTTTGGATTTTGGAGTTTGCGGTAGAATCCACCTATTGTGGAGGATAGGGTGTTGAAGTGGGTTGTAGCTTCGTTTTTAATGTTTTTTGCTGCAGAAACAATACTATTCTTCATACTATTCCAAGCTTTCACCATTTCTTTTGTGATTTTGGAGGTGCTGTTTTGCATTTTGTTTAAATTGTCTTTTGTGATATTGCTTGTTTGTAGAAGACCTGTTTGAGTGTAATTGATGATTTTAAGTAGGCTACTGTTGATATGGTTTGCCATAAGGTTCATTTGAGTCATTTCATTTGCACGGATATTGGTGAATGCTTGTGTATTCATTAGTTGTAATTGTGAAAGGTCAATTCCTGCAAGTGATTTCATTTGATTGTATTTTTGATTTACATTTGCAACCATGCTTGCTAGTGTCTTGTTTTGATTTGCTACTTCTTCTTGTGCTCTTTCATCACCATCATCACTATCAGCACTATTGCTTTGTGTGGTGTTTGCTTCAACATTCAAAGTCTGGGTTGGTAATTCAAAATTCTTGTAACTTGAAACAAGACTTTCACCTACGTTTGCTCCTGCTTTTTCTGCTTGACTTGTCATATCAGCAACATTTGCAAGAGTATCTTCAAACTCTTTCACAACCTTCTTCTGAATAATACCAGGAGAATGAATATGCATAGCATTTAACATTCCATTTACGATATTTTGTCCTATTTGCCTTGCTTTGTTTACAAGGTCAGAACCAGCACTCATAATCCTTGAACCAATGTTCATGAATTCAGTATACACTTTTCCCGGGAGTTGTGAGACTTGCCCTACTACAGCTGAGACTACTCCTGCTGCTTTGCTTCTTGCATTACTAATCCATGCACCAGCACCTGCTGCAATACGACCAGCAGTACTAAGAATAAAGCTTGCAACACGACCAGGTAACTGACTAATAAATGATATTACTGCAGATACCATGCTAGAAGCACGACTCCTACCAATGCTCACCCAACGGGAAGCACCTGCTGCAATACGGCTTGCAGTAGCAATAATCCAAGCAAAAACACGACCAGGTAATTGACTAATCCAAGAGATAATACCATATACAAAGTTCATACCCGCTTGTAGTGCCATAGTAGCTATTTGAATAATCCAGCCAGCTATAGTAGTTACAATAGTGGTTAAGATAAGTGTGAAAGTATCAAGAAGTATAGTCCAAATACCGGTTAATAGTTCGGATAATGTGATTTGACCTTCTCCAAACTGTGCAAACAAGTCAATTATTTGTAAAAGACCAGAAACCATATCTAAGAGTACTTGACCAATCAATTCAAGGACAGGTATCAATAAGGGTGATAAGATTTCAATAATCTGAGTGATTACTTCAATCATTGCTTGAGCAGGTACAGTAATAGCTATCAATATTCCTTTCAAGACTTGGAAGGAATAGCCAACTGCATCAATAATAGCCCGTACAATATCAAATTCACCAGTAGCAGATTCAGGGAAAACATTACTAAAAGCATCAGTAACAGGCTTTATTGCATCACAAAGCCAATTAAAAGCATCACTAATACCTTTAATCAATCCTTGAACGTCAGGGTTGTTTATGAATGCTGCCCATAATCTTTTAATTCCGGCGGTCATTGCTTCAAACATTGTAGGAATATCTTTCCACCAGCCAAAGTATTTTCCAACTTCATATGCAGCTACTGCTAATGCTATTACTCCTGCTACAACAAGACCAACAGGACTTGCAAGGAATGAAGCATTCAAAATCTCATTTGCTGCTGCCAAATCTCCAGTAGCAACTGCTGCAATGAAATTCTTTGTAGCTAAAAGTGAAGTTTTGACACTAAGAAGACCTGCAGCAAATGCATTACCTTCTTCAGCAAGAGTATTCAATGTAGTTGCACCAGTCAAAAGGTCTACTGCAGTTCTTGCAGCAGTAAAACCATCTTTAATATACCTTCCAACATCTTTTGCAGCACCACCCAATGTTTTAATACTGAATACTGCGTCTGACATTGGTTTTGCAAAATCATTGATGTATGGTGCTACTGTTGCAAATCCAGCTATAGCTCCACCAACAGCAATAATACCCTTGGTTAAGCCGGGTGTTGTGCGGTCAAGTTCAAGGAAAGCATCACAAGCATTCTTAATGTACGGTGTTAATTCATCACCGATTTGTCTTCCTGCTACACGGAACCTTTTCTTGAGCATTTCAATACTACCACTTGTAGTATCCATTACTCCGCCAAGGTCTCCGAGACCACCAAGACATTTATTTAATGCTCTTGTGTATCCTTCTACATCTGAAGCTTCACCACTCCAGCCCATAGCCTTCATTTTTTCTTTTGTGATACCGAAATTCTCTTTGAGTATTTGGAAATCACCATTAAGACCAGAATATGCTTCTCCCATCTGGTAAGCTGCTGTTGCAGTATCATTACCCATCAAGATACTAGCTTCACCAAGCTTCATAACAGCCTCTTTAGTACCCGCAAGTTGTTCATTGCTCATACTAGTGGATAATTTAATCTTGTTTAAAGCATTTACCATTGAATCCATACCAACAACACTTGTATTTGTCATTGTATCAAGACTATTCAAGAGTGAATCACTAGCAGTCTTAGAACCCATAATCGCAGTATTCAAACTACTCATCTTTTCACGAGACAGACTCAAACCCACTGTAAGGTCTTTAATACTATTGACTCCCATTGCACCAACGGCACTTGCTATCATTCCACCCATGGTTTGGAAGCTATTTCCAAGCCCAGTAACCTTTGATTTCACTGAATCTATAGCAGAACCAAGCCTTGAACGGATACTGCTTGCTACACTATGAACCTTAGACCTGATTATCTCCCAACTATTTCCAAGACCAGTACGAACAGCAGTCCCCAAGACCATGATTTTACCCTTGGTACTTGAAATATCAACTCCCATCTGAGATATTTTCAACCTTGCACGATCTAGATTTGAACCAAGGCTTGGATCTAGTTTCATTTGGTGTAATCTGTTTGCAGCTTCTGAAGCACCAATTCCAACAATCCTGGTTTTGTTTGCAATTGCTGTGTAAACATTGGTTACGGTTTGTCCGTAGCTTTTTGTACTCATTAATGCTTGTTTCTGAGCTTGTGTAAGATTATTAAAAGCTGTTTTTCCAATTTTACCAGATTGGAGTAAACTCATGTCCATTTCACGGAGTGCCTTTTCTGAGTAGGATAAGCTATTTCTGAACTGATTTGAGGCTTGTGTTGATTTGCTCATTGACTGTTTTGAGGTGTTTCCCATATCATCCATTGATTTTTTAACTTTCTCCACGGTTTTTGATATTTGGTCTTCAGCTTTAAGTATAATGTTTATAATGTGTTGTGAGACCAATTTATTCACCTCTAAAAATAAAAATAAAAAAATAAAGAATTTTTATATAAAAAATAGCTATAAATTTTGTTCTAAAAAAAAGAGAGGAGGAAACAAACCAAAATGGCAGTATAGCTATTCTACACGGTTCATTTCCTCATACAATTGCATTCTTCCTTTACTGATAAAGATATTCTGGATAAAAGTAAGATTATTCTGATTATCAGCTATATGATATCCACAATAATCTAGCCAGATAATGTTTTTTGCTTCATCAGTCTTTAGGAAATTCATCTACATCACTTTCAAGGTCTGGGTTATTTAATCCAGATATTCTTTGAACGTGTTCATAGATTTCATTAATAACGACTGAAGGAGCATTAAGTAATTCTTCTTCAGTGATATTTTCTTTTTCATCTTTGTTTTGTTCATTATCAAGTGAATATACTACTGCTTTGATTTTTGCTTGATTTTGAGCTTGAGTAGTTTTCAAAACAGATAATTTTCCTTTACTTTCGAGTTGTGATTTGATATTCCTTGACCTTGCGGTACGATTGTTTGCTTTTTCATTTGTTTCAAAAGTACCGATAGCTGCAGCTTCAATCTCACTAATTTCATTGATTTCTCCTTGAGTTAATGGACGAAGATATACTTCACCCTCAAGTGATTTGATTGGGTAAGCTTTTACGTTGTTTTTTCCTGCAATAATATCTGAAATGTTTATTTTTCTAGCCATAATCTGTTATCCTCCATATATTCTTTTTACTAGTAAATAGCTATTCGTTTTTTGTTGCTGTAACTGTAATTGTTTCAGTAGACTCATTAACACTGAACAAACCATTCTTGTTGATAGTGTATCCTTCAATTGAAGTAGAATACCTACCATAAATCACACTAGGGAATGTTACAGTTCCATCACTACCAGTAGCAGCAGCTGCAATATTAATAGATTTATCATCTCTTGAGGTGATAGTTACATTTGCATTTTCAACTGCTTTTCCTGATTTATCTACTACTTTGACTGTTACGTTTGTTGCAGTACCTTCAGCACTAGCAGCTATCTCTGGTTGATTGTTGATTAATTCAACATACATATCAGTTATTACACTAGTTCCATCTTTAAGAGTTGCTTTTCCAGTACCTACAGCTTGAAGGTTGAATGTTACTTCAATTTCATCAGATTCTGAGCCTTCATATTCAACACTTACAAGACATTCTGGGAAGAAGATTACTAATTTGTCTGAACGGTCTTCACAAATGTTTGTAATAATTTTTAACGGCATTTTGTAGATTTTACATTCAGAAGGAGATGTTCCAGCTTCACCATACTCAGCTTTCTGAATAAGTTCTAATGTTTCTTTTTCTAATGTTGAAACAATACTAAGTGTGATTTCTCTTTGTTGTGCTGCTGCTTTCCTTTGAGGCATACGACTACCAAGACCAACTGTTTTATCTTGGTTAAGGTTGTTTTTACCTTCAAAACTGAATGATGATACGATTCCGGGAGGTACATCATTATCTAATTCAACACTAACATCATAAAACATTACTGGGATATCACCATCGATTAACACTTGATTGTAAGTGTTTGCATCAATACTTTCCATTGTTTCATCTTTGTAGATCCAATCTGCAGCCATGGTCATGTACTCATCTGATACTTCTAATTTGAGTCCGTCAAGTAATGCTCCTACGATTGTTTTTTCTGCTACATCGAAAGTCTCCCATAATGTGAAACTGTTCAAACTGGTTGATTCTCCACCCCAGAATTCATGTGAATTTGTTTTTGTTCCAGCTGTGAATTTATAGTTGTCAAGGAATGCTTTCATGTAGTGTCCTATTCTTTTCATATCTACTACTGATTCAAAGCTTGATGTTGGTTTGATTGCTCCAGCTCTTGCACGTTTAATCATTCTTGAACCACCAGTTTTGGTTACTGGTTCAGCGTTGAGTGCAGCGCTGAGTTTGGTTGCTTGTTGGTGCCAGTCTGGTGCTACTGCTGGTTTTCCGTAAGTGGATTCTTCTTTTATTCCAAGTACACGAAGTCCCATATTTATTTACCTCTATTCATTTTTTTAATTAATTAATTAATTATTTTCTTAAGTTTTAAGTTCTTTATCCGCAGAACCTTTTTGCACGAAGTTTGAAGTCATAGACAATAACAGACATGTTAATACTATTACTTGCCCCGTTGGGGTCTTCTCCAGTTACAAGGAGTTCTTGAAACTTCATATTATCAAATAGTTTGCCCCTTGATGGATTATCATTATCAATGTTTGTTAATCTCCAACCTTTTTCTAAGGTTTTTCCTATCCGTAATGCAAGGTTTCTGCTTTTCATTTGCCCTTCTGTGGGGTCTTCACTGTCATAGTCAATTGCAAAGAAATTGTAACGTGCAACATACATTTCAGACTGATTTCCTACCCCAGTAGATTCAAGAAATACTCTGTCTTCAACAATCCAGATAGCGGGATAATCAACCCCCTGTAATTGTTTGTCTCCCAAATATATTTCATCTACATCACTGAGGAGTCCTTCTTTTGTATGTTCTTTTTCTAGTATTTCTAGTATTGCAGGTTGTATTCTGCTTAATGCTTTTACAAAACTAGGTCTATTCATAAAAATACACACCCACTAATGTTTAATTGTAGTTTTCTTGTAATGCTCTAGCAAACATTTCATCAAGTCTATCTTGAACATTCTCAATACTTTTTTCAACAAACTTCTGACCTTTCTGCCCCCGTACATAACGTGCAAAAATTGTCTCACCATGTACACTGAAAACAAGTACAGAAGCACGACGAGGACGGATAACATCATGCCTAGGTCCAAAAAGTCCAGTTCCATTGTTAACCCATTCAGCATATTTAACGTCTGAATATACTGCTCTTTGTAAATCTCCACTTTCTTCAATATACCAAGACGCATAAAGGAATTTGGTTTCTCCTTTTGGGCTGTTCTGGGTTAATTGTCTTCTTAATTCTTCACTAGAATATTTCATTGTCCCACGGATGACATTCCGGGTTACATATGATGGGTCTACTCCAGTTCGTTGTAGATCTACAGTGAATCTTATCATAATTAATCCTCTCTGTAGATTGTGAATATTGATAATTTGCTAGAATTTACTTTACTGACACGGTATTCTTCAAGCATTTCACGGATATTATCATCCATGAATTCTACTTTTAAGAAGTCTACATTCCAATCATTATGCTTGATAATAGGTGTGTCTCTTCTTGTTTGTGCAAAAGCCATTAAATTAGAAACCATCAAACTACAAGCTAAACGTACAGTCCCTGGTGGAGTGGTGGTTTCAGATAAACTAGGAAATTGTCTGTTACAATATTTGTCAATTGCATCAGAAGCAAGAGTAATCCACTGTTCCAAGAGTTTCTGTAATTCCTCTTCAGGATTATCTGAATTCTTGAACCATTGCTTGCTTTTAACCCCAGTTAGGTTTGTTACATCTTCTATACTACAATACATAATATTACCTCACCCCCCACACATATTGGGGTTTTTTTGTAGCTATTTTTTTTGTAATTTGAAATTTAAACTAGAATTTCCTTTGATTTCAACTATATCCTCTAATGTCTTATAGTCTTCTGCTTCAATACTGATACTGTATTTGCCAGATTGTACTGCTTTGATTGTGCAGCCTCCAGCACTACCAGTAACTGCAGAATAAGATTCAACCCCCTGGAGGCGGATTTGTGCATCTTTTATTGGTTTATCTTCTTCATCTGTGATACTGCATTTAAGATTGTATGTTGAAGACACACTTGTATCTTCAACACCATTAATCGCATCACAAAGAATACCCCATAAGGCTTTAGTGGATTGTCTTTGAAGACCTGTAAGTTCATTCCATTCTGGAAGCTTATTCATCAAGAAAACCCCCCATTTATACTTTGTGGGATTCTTGGATTTTTCCTGCTTCTTCAGTACTGATTGAAGCTACAACTGCTGCTTCTGTGAAATTGTATTGAACGTCAGCTCTCATTCTGAACCAGTATTTAGTGTTTTCTTTTGCTGCTTCTCTTTCTGGTTCAACAGTAATCTGTTTGTAGACTCCGTAGTTCATGTTTCTTGGGTCTTGAAGTGTACATTTCACATCCCCAGTAACAGTTCTTGCATCTTCCGCATCAAGTGTTACACATTGTTGGATTGGGATTCCTTTGTATGCAAGACCGCTGAAGCCAGTTTGAGTAGAATCACCAAGTGCAGTTCCTCTGGATTTAAGAAGGTTTCTGTATGCATCTTCTACTTCGAAAGGAACATAGAATTTAAGGTTGTTTCTGTCTCTGAATCTTGAAGGCATTGCTTTTATCATGGAATCGAACATGTCTTCAACAGTTCCTTTTTCCAAGTCAAAATTACCAGCAGCAGAATCTACACCTTTACTTTTGAGTTGTTGACCAGCAAGTTTTAACCAACCATCATTTGTAGCAAGAAGACCATCTGAGGTTTTTGTAGTGTCCCCAAATAAAGCCCAGTATTCAAGGTCTTCCCCTATTCTTTCTCCCATCATTGCAAGGAGTGTTTGTTCAAATTGTGCTTGTTCAATGTTATCTTCTTTTTCATCATCTGTGATTTCACACATTGCTTTAAGTTTTTTAACATCTAATTCATTTGCACCGAAGTCTACATCTGCTGCAGTGATATTTGAACCATCTGTTACTCCAGCACTGTTATAACCATTTGTGAGTACTCTTCCATTAATTCCAGTCCTGTTTAATTCTTTTTTAGGACGATTCATTAATTCAAATTTAGCATCGTTAAGAATGGTTTGAGGTAAGGTAGCATAACGGAGGAATTGCCCTAATTGTTCTGGGTTAAGGATTGCTTTCCCAGTTACCATGTCTGTGTACATGGATTTGAATGCTGCTTTTTCATTTTCATTTACAAGTTGATTAAGTATTTGTGAATTATCCATAATTATCATTCCATTTACTTATAATTGTTTTTTCTTTATTTTCTGGTTTTCATGTGTGTAGAAGGATTTCTACCCATGATTTCGTAGACAGTTTGTGCATCAGATTTGGTTGCTGTGGATTCTCTGATTTCATGTTCAGATAATGCTTTTCCTTTCTGTGCAACATCATTGCTGCTGCCTTTTTTCATTTTTTGAAGTTTTTGGATTTGTGCTTGAAGTTGAGCTATTTTTTTATCAATATCTTCATCTGATAAAGTGTCTTCTGCAGGAGCATTGTTTTTGTCTTCTGCAGTATCAGGTTCATCAGGTTCAGGTTTTTTCTGTTTTCTAGGTTTACTAGATTTCATAGCTGCAAAGAATTCATCTTTAAATTTTTCAAAATCCTGTACAGTTACAAAATCCTCATGCTCTACAGTCTCTACTTCTTCTTTTTCTGATTTTGTAGAAACTTCTTCCTCAGCCTCATTCTTGTTTAAGCCAAGAAAATCCATTAATTGTGTTTTAAAAGTTACATCATCCATAATATCATCTTTATGTTCATTATTCTTTTCTTTGTTGCATTCACAAAATTTCGCTTTCCGCAAACATGGACTTTTAACAAGACTAATAGCAAAACCTACAGGATCATCAATATCATGTATAATTTTTCCTGCAGAAGATTTCATGCCTGCTTCTTGTATTTTTTGTGCTAGTTCGCGGTTTAGTACTGTGGGGCTGTAACCAGTGAATTCACCGTTTAGTGCCCGTTTTATGGTTGTGGGGTCTGTGATTCTGGTTGTAGCCATCCATGTACCGGCAGGTATTACGGTTTCCTCACCATCAATATATTTCAGGGTCATTGGTGTATCTGTAATCCATGATTTTTCCGCTACACCGACCTTTTGGTGGGTGAATAGGTAGTCATGGTCTTTTTCTACTATACCGTAGTTTTTGTATGCTTCAGCAATGTTCCGGATTTCGTCTGCTGTGAATGGTTTTTCTCCACGGTGGAAATCACAGTCTGCTTCTCCTGGTATCATTACTGGGGCAGTGAAAAGTAGTTCGTTGGTTTTATCACTTTTTTGTGATATTTGTTGTAGTGATTTCAATGCAAATCACCTTTATAATTGTTTTTAATTATTTTATTTTAAAATTAGAATTGAAGGGATGAAATAAAAGAAGCTTTAACAAATCTAGAATTTAAAGCTATTTCAACATTAGTTAAATCAAATAGCTTTAATAATTGTTTAAAATTAGATGTAAAAAATTAATTGAATTAAATTATAAAAGTAAAACAATATGTGTTAAAACAGAATAAAACACGAAAATTTTAACACACACAAACAAGTAACAACAATATTTTAATTTTCTTTTAATAATCAGAGGTAATAACTAATGATAAACAATATTTTTTTTATTCTTCCCTTCAATAATATAAGGTGGACAAATAGAACCACCCAAAAAAAAGAAATACAATAAAAAAAGGGAATAGCTATCCCAAAAAAAACAACATGTAAAATAAGAAAGAAAAAAAGTGTAATTAGTTGTTAATTACAGAAAAAGAAACAATATAAAATAAACAACATAAAAAAATTTAAATTTAAGTTATAGCACAATCTCCATTACTATTATATATATACCCCATACCAGGTCTACCTGGTGCAGGTTGAATAAGATCTGCGACAGAACAGTCATCCTCTGAAACAGAAATTATAAGTAAAGCAATATATTCATCGTTAGGATCATCAGTATTATCTTTGTCTTTTTGATAATCAGAAGTAAAAATATAAGCAATTGATTTATTTATATATTCATCTTCATCATCATCTTCGTCAATTTCATATTTATTATAACCCCCTTTAACTTCAAGTGATAATAATTCAGGGGTTAAATCTAATGAAAGATTGAATCTTTTAAGCACTTCACTAACAGTTTCCATAACCATTAACCTCATTATGTCATTAGTACTATTATATATATCCAATTAAATATATATTTTTTACTTTTACTTTTTTCTTTTCTTCAAATCATTTTTATGAAGTTTTTGTATTGAACTATTCAAACCACCTTCAACATAATTATCAAAACTAATTGAACCAAAGTAGTCTTGATTTTTATTATATAATTTTTTGAAATCTTCATATTCTGCCTTTAAGAATCTGCGATTTGAAAAATTCCTTGCAGTATATTCACTAAGTCTTATAATTTCATCAAGAGACTCTAATTTTTCCATATCTCTTTTATTTAGATTGTCTGTAAGAGATAATCTTTTGTATTCATCTATTTGTTCAGGAGTAGGTCTTATTTCATGCCCTCTTGCTTTATAGATTTTTTCATCTAATAATGCTTCCCGGATAGTATAATGATTTTCTGGAGGATATGTTCTTTTAGCAGGATTATAATTTTTTAATATGTCTACACAATAATCATATGTTGGTTTTTGTGAAGGAAGCCAATCCTTATATTTTACAAAATAATAGCCTTTCTCTCCATAATATTCCATAACTGCAGCTGTTTTATCTGGATTTTTGTAAAAACTTGCCATTGCCATTGTTTCAGCAAAATCTTCACTAATTTTTTTATCCCCATACCATGAAGCCCCTTTCTCTTTCATTCCATGTTCTTTTTGATAAATAGTTCTTTTATTTCTGATTTGAACAAACTCATCACTATAAGATAAACCATAAAAATTTACCCCTCTTGGTACTCCTCCTCTTTTTTGTATAATTTCAGCAGATTCTTTTTTCATGAATGAAAAATCAATACAATGTCCCATTTCATGATACATTGTTTGTTGTGGATTTCCACGTTCATTTATTTTTTGCTTAAAACTTATAGGGCACAAATTAACTCTATTAGACTGTTTCCTATCTCCTTCATAGGGATATGATGGGTGAGTCCATCCAAGAGTACCTTTTAATTTTTTACTTTCAATCTTGGTGATAGCTACTGAGTTAGTGCATGCTTTTGACAGGGAAGGTGCTTCATCGTAAAACCTTAGAATTTGTTTCAAATCATATTCTTTAGTCCCTTTATTTTTCCAATCAAGTAAATTTTTTCCACCTCTACCATTTATGAAATAATCATCAAAGTATATTTCAGTATTATTTTTTGTATCTTCAAAAATAATAGCTTCAATTTTCCCAGTAGCTTTATTAATTTGTGGTCTGTATTTTAGTTCGAAAAAGTCAGCACATTCCTCTGGGGAGGATAATTTAGCATAGACTTTCTGGTCTTCTTTTGATGTGAGGAATATTGTTTTTCTTGGCTGAATTTTAGTACCATTAATATTTTTTATCATATTAACTGCAGCCTGTTTTTTATTTTTGAATTTATTAAGAATTTTAACTAATAATCCAGTATCATTTGTTTTATTAAAATCCATCAAGATTTGTTTTTCTTCAGGATTTAAACTGAAAACTTGAGCTCTAGCTGTACCTTCTTGGGGGTTTTTGAATTTTTTGAATATGTCTTCAGCAGTCCATTCCTCTTGATTGAGAAGGTCTGCCTCTGTAAACTCCACAAGACCAGGTGCTTTTTTACCCCATGGGATAAGGTAAGGTAATATTACACAACGACAGTTAATCCACTCTTTAATACTCCCAGATTTATCTCCAGGGTATAGTAGACCATTGCTAAATCTTGTTTCTGTACTTGTAATATGTCCATGTAGATCTACATGACTTGGTCTTACACGGTTATCTTCTGCAGTAACCCACTGTTTATATGAAATTTTATCATTTTGTATTTGTTGATAGTTTGCAGTGTTCCTGGAACTGTTTATTTCTGTTACTGCAATCCTGTATGCGTCAGCACGTTTTAGTTGTGAGAATTTTGCTTGTAGTTTCTTGATTACATCTTCTCTTCCAAGACCTTCATTGTATGCATCTGAGAGTACATTGTTAATTTCCTTGTTTAATCTTTTTTTAGTATATTCAGTTGATAATTTTGTATTATCCTTGATTAATTGTTCTACCCTGGGGTTGGTTTTGTGGAATTCAAGGTATTCTTTGTTTTTTGTAGCTATTTTATCGTCTTTTTTTTGTATTGCTTGATTGAAACTATATTCTGTTAAAAGTTTACCATATGTTAAACCAAGAATTGCTGCTTTAATATTATACCTTTGAAGAAGTTTTTCATATAAATCCATCTCTTTATTAATTAAGATAGGTACTTTCATTTGAAAGAGTTTGTGTTGTTCTTCAGGGGTATCTAGATATTCGTCTAGGATAATTTTTTGTAAATAGCTATAAAATTTTTTGATTTGTAATGTTAGTTGTTTTTCAAGGAGTCTTGTTTCATTATCCAGTCCTGTTAAGAGAGTTAAGAGCTTTCTTGACTGATGAATCTTCTGTATCTTCTTGATTGTCTTCTGATTTGTCATTATCTAAACCCCATAAACTGTTTTCAAGGTCATCAAGAACTTTATCATTTGCCGCTGGAAGGTCTACTGCAGTATCATCTAATGCTTTACCATTCATATAAAACAGATCTAATAATGTATCTTCACTACGAGTTAAACCATAAGTTTCACCAAAATAAACCCGTAATTCATTTGGTGTCATAGCAGCATGTTCAACAAGACTCTTAGCTATTTCAAACTCTTCTTTTGTATTCTTTTTGTTTATACCTTCAAGCTGGAACCTCCAATCTGAAAGTCCAAACTCATTCTTAAGAAGGAAGTTGATGTCATCTTCATTTGCACGTACGAGCGGAGTAATTGTACCGTCTTTATAAATTTCATCACTAATTTCTGAATTATTACCGCCTAAAGTACCAGTAATATTTACTCCTACCCTATAAGGGGGTACCTTATGTGCATTAATAACTTCATCACGATTATCAGAACGATACAAACGGAAAGAAGCCTCCTTACTATCAACTGATAATTGTTGTAATTTCACCTCTACATTACCTTCTTCACCCTCAGACGGGACAAGAATAGTAACAGCAGAATGTGGATGTTTCATAACCTCTCGGAGCTGCTGACTAATCTTATACTTCAAAGTCTTGGTATAATCAAATTCAGGATTATCAGGGTCAACATCATAATCAGTAAAATCTCCAGTTACAGTTACTGCAAATGCAGGTACACCATAATTGGAGAAGAAACTGTTATTGTATGCTGCACGTGAAAGGTCTCCTTGAATAGCTGGAAGTGAACCTACAATCCGTGGACGTCCATAATAAGGAGTACGTGGAGTGTATTCTTCAGTCCATAATAGTTCGTTTGCTCTTTTCTCAGCAGGTAAACTATTGTATGGGCAGATTTCACCTGTATCTGCATCAACATCAACAGGTACACCATCAACAATATTCTTACCATAAATTACAAACCAGACTTCACGTGTTCCGACTTTCTGTTTTACGCGGAATTCATCTTTATGGCGGCGTAGTGTGTGTGCTTGTATAGGTTTTAAAGAAACTGGCAGACTTCTGCTTCTATCTTCACGTACTACTTCTATTGCACCGTACCCCATGGCTCTGCGGTCATACATTCGCTTGTAAAGAACTTCGTTTATTCCGGGTTCAAGGTTTTCAAAAAAGTCAATTACAAGCTGATTATCAAAACCCCCATCTGTCTGTTTTTGGTTGGATATTGGGTTGAATGTATAATCATTTCCACTACTATCAGCAGCTACTGCATCACAACAAAGCTCATGATAAGTATACAAATCAAGCAACTCTGTAAGACGGTATGGGTCATATAATGGTTCTAATAATTGATTATAATCCCAACCATCGGTACGGACTTGTTTTGTACCGTCTGCATTCACATCTGCTTTAATAGCATACTGTTCAAGTACACTACTAGATATTAAATTGATGTCATCATCTTTCTGTGTTACAATAAATGAATCTGACTTACGATTAACATTATTCTCATTATTCTTCTTGTTTTTCATACTCTAATTCTCCTACGAGGTCTAAGCCAATACCTTGCACTCCCTGTACAAGTATCAACAATATTATCTTCTCCACCTTCCTCACCAGTAAACTCTACAAGCTCATTCACAACCTTATCAAAAATAGATGAAGCTATTTTAACTTTATGGTCTTCTACAAGTGCTTGAAGGTCAAAACTACGAGTAAGCTTATCCCCATCCTTATTTTTTGACAATTTATCAGGTCTTATATGGTAACCTTGAAGTTTCCGCATTCTCTGAAACTTCTTAATAAGCAACTTTGAACCTGAACCTGGTTCTTGTTCTATACGTGATACTACTTCTTTTCCGTCTTGAAGTGTTGTTTCAACATAGTAAGTTAATACTTGTGTTGCTTTGTATCGTCCATGTTTGAGTTTTAGGAAGTATAGGTATTCTCCGTCCCATGCTGAGAGTATTCCTGCTGTTGCGTCTCCTTTTTCACCAGAAGCAGCAAAATCCCAGTACCTGAGCTTCGGCATGTCAATTGTATGTAAAATAATATCATTGTCATGAACCTTACTATTCTGGAAATCTGAACGATGAAAAATATCCCCCTCAGGATTTCTTGGTACTCCTTGGTATAGTGCTTCGAAACGGAAGCTCCCCATCTCTTTCCGGATTGCTTCTAGTTCTTTTATGGGGATTTTTTCCTGCCATAAAGGTTCACCTGGTTTTCTTCCAAGAGGGTCTTCTGCCTCAGCAATAGCAGGCAAGTTCAGTATAACCCATGTACCATAAGGTATACTACCACCATTCCTTAGTAACTCTATAGCTGTAGTGAATGGTATTTGTGGTTCTTCTTTCAGTATTTGTCCAGCAAGGTCATTAACATTCAGTCTTTGCCATATACCTACAACCCACGGCTTACGACCATTATTCAAATCTGCATCAAGCCTTGTTTTAGCTTCAGTATACCACCAATCATTAAGCTCTTGTTGGTGGGTCTTGGAAGCTGCCTTCTTAAATCCTTTGGTTGGGTCATCTATTATGAATCCATTAGCACCTTCACCAAGAATACTTCCTCCTACTCCTGCTGTTACTAGTCCGCCTTTATGGTTTTTTATATCCCATTGACCAGCAGCCTGGCTGTCTTCTGCAAGTTCTATGGGTTCAGGGAATATGTCTTTTCCTACTGCTTTGAGTAGGTTTCTTACACGACGACCCCACTTACGACTAAAACGTGCACTGTGAGTAGTAAGAATTACACGAGTATCTGGAAAATATCCAAATAGCCAAGTTAAGAAGTAGTAGCTGATTAATTCTGATTTACCGTGTCTTGGAGGCATGAATATCATTGTACGTGATACTCTTCCTTGAATTACATAAAGTAGTAGTTCTATTACGAGGTTGAGGTGGGGGTATGGTTTCCATGCTCCTTCGCTTGCTTTCATTGCAAAGATTCCTGGGTTGAGTGGTAGTTGATTCAAAAATATCCCCCCATATAATAAAAAAATAAGATTATATTAAAATTATTATGTGAAATAGCTATTTTGTTCATAAAAAATAAGATAACATTAAACAAAATAAACCATGATTTCAAAAAACCCATAGGATTTATTTTGCCATGTTCAACACCGAAAACACAATATTATAAGATTGTTCAATTTTCAGAATACCTATTCAACAACTCCTTAGACAACTCAACATAATCAGGATCTAAAATAATGTTCTGTGAAGTTTCTAGTTCAACATTATTATCAAGTTTTGCTTCAACTTCAGCATTAACTTCAGTTTTACCGTCCTTGATTTCAGTAGACTTATTATATAACAGTCTTATTGTCTTAGTAGTCTTTTCAAAGCTATCACTAAGACTTTTTACTGCATGTGCTTTACTTGTAGCTTGACTACGCTCATCATCATTAAGTTCATCTAAGATATTTTCAGTAACATCAAGAATATCATTACCCATATCAATCAACCTATCCTTAGTTTGACGGTAGGCTTCATTATATTGCAACTGTTCCTGTTCATCATGATAATTATCCCATGCAGTACATCGTTTAACCCAATGCCACTTCCGACTTAAGTTTTCAAGTTGTCTTAATGTAGGTGTAGGTATAATATTTACGTCATCTACCACACTTTTCCCCATGTTTTCTACAATTTCTGGGTTTTCAATGTATTCAATGACTTTGGGGAAGGTTCGTAGTGGTCCTAGATTTCTGTATACTTTGAACCATGCAAAGCTTTTGCTTGATTCTCCTTTTTGTCTTTCCCATTCTTTCATATAGATACACCACGTTAAAAAAAGGGGTGATTAAATAGCTAATAAAGTGTTTTAGCTATTTATTTTATTAGATTAGTTTTATTAGTTCTGTTGTTAGGAAGATGAATATTCCACCGGTTGCTGTGATGAATATTGCTACTGCCCATTTGAGTGTGGATATTGTTGTGTTTAGTGTTGTTACTTGTTGTAGGAGCATTTCCTGGGTTGAGTCTATTTTGTCTAGGGTTTTTTCTATACGTGCGTCTTGTGTGTATAGTGTTTTGATTTGTTGTCTTATTTCTGCAATTTCTTTTTCATGTATGCAGTTGTCATGTTGTTCTTTCATCTTCTTAGTCTCCTACAACTTCATTTTCATCTTCGTTTTCAGTGTTTTTTTCTCCTGTGAGGAGTGTACTGTTATGTTTTTCATTCCAAACTGCAAGGAATAATACTATTACTGCAGTTATTAATCCGTAGACTGCGTTTGCGGTTTCTGATGATACTGCAAAATAACCCATAACAGGTGTGAGAATTAATATAACATAGCTTGATATTGTTGCTTGATCTATCTCCATACTTTTCACCTCCTTCATACTTGATTATATTATTATAAAAAAAATTTTTGTTTTAAAAAAAATAGCTATAAATTGAAAGAAAAAGAAAGAAGAATAAAAAAAAATAATACCATTTTTCTGTGTGGGGGTGTAGGATTTAATATTATATAAAAAATAGTGGTTTTCGTTTTGCACCTACCAGCCCCCACAGGAAGAGCAAGGATTATCTTTTTATTTCCATGTTCTTTTTTCTTTCTTGGAGGTTTTATATTGTATATATCTTTGTAGAGAATATTCAAAGTATCTTATTCCGTTTCTTGGGGTTTTGTTACTGTTTTTCCTCTTATGCTTTTTTTCTGGTTCGTTTTTCATATAATTGTGATAATTTTGCAAAAGTACTAATCCACAATCGTGGCAGAAGATTTCGTCATGTGATGAATCATACATTATGTTTGTGTTGTGGCATTCATCGCATTGTTTTATTTTTCCAGTTTTTTGTAGCTTTGAGAAAAATTGTAACATAACCTCCTACGGATTTTATAAAGAATAATTTGGTATATTCTCAAATTATAAGGTGGACAAATAGAACACCGAAAATATTATCCTATTTCTCCCCTGTTAATTTTTTTCTGAATTTCAAAGGATAATCTGAATACATCAACACTTTCAGAATCATACAGATCCATATACAGATTCTGTGTTTCTGGTTTGTATTCAAGGTTGAGTAGTATTTTTTCAAGACAGTCTTGTATATCTTCTTTGTTATAATCATCAAAATTGAAGTAGTGGTAGTCTAGTATTTGTAGTATCATTTCATCATATACTGCTAGTACTTGTTTTATTGTTTCTTCGGGGTATTCTTTAAGCTTCATTTTCCTTTTCCTCCATTTTATGGGTTTTGCAAGTTTTTCTTTCTAAACCTGCAGAAGTACGATAATCATTAAAAAATAAGCAGTTAAGTGTAATTGTGAAAAAATAGTAATTTATATCATGTTTTATGTAGTTTAGGGAAGCAACACCCCCTCCATGGTTGTAATATAGGTTTGGACTGTGTTTTTTAATAAGAATTCTATTTCAAAGAGTGAAATATAACTAAATAGCAAGATAATATGATACAAGCGGACTTATAAATATGTCTAACGTGTGGAATTATTAATGCAGTACAAATATTTACGTGTTTCTTATTCGTCCAATATATTTAATTTAAGATTTAAAAGATTTATAATTTAACTAATCAAGGTATAAGATATAAAATGTTGAATTTATTAAAACGTGTTTATTTAAATAGCTGAAATAACCATTATACACAGTCAAATTATATCCTAAATTACAATCCAATGTTTTCATGGTGGGGAGTGTTACTTCCCTAAACTACACAAACAAATACTTTGGTTTAATATGGTTTCAATACTTGAAAAAGGAAGTATTGGGGAAAGAGTAAAAGAATAATGAAATGTTTTCCCCTCCAGTATCCTCTCTCTTTTAGGGGGGTTTAAATTAAATTATCTTTTTAATTTAACTTTATTAATAAATTATTTCATTAACTTTTTTTAATAAAAACTTTAATTTTTAACTATCAATAATACTTTCTTTTAACAGACTTTTTTTACAGTAGGATTAAAAAAAAGAGAGAATATAATAGAAGAAAACATTCTTCTTTCTTCAATCCCCCAGATACTTCTTTTTTTGGGTATTTTATATTCACTAAATTTTAAACCAAATTTTACTTCATTATCCTTTCTAATAAAAAAGGATAATATGATAAAGAATAAAAAAAAGTTTTATTCTTCAATATATAAGGTGGACAAATACACTACTAAAAAAATAGCTATTTAATAGAAAAGTTTATATACTTGTTTGCATAAATAAGTATACAAGGAAGTATAAAGATACTTCAAAAAATATACAACTGGTGATATTATGGAAAATATTGTATTAATAAATAGTAAAGGAAAAAAAATGAATGGGTTAGTCAACAAAGATAATATTGTTTTTGCAACCCCTAAAAAAGAATTAATTTGTGGACAATGTGTAAATAAAGCAGGAATGTCAAGAAAAGTAAAAACAGAAATATTTGTGGAAAAAGGTTTCACCCTCAAATATTTCCCTAAAGAAAACATCGTTAAATGCAACTCTTGCGGAAGAGAAATTAAAGTAATTAAAACTCCGGAGGATTTTAAAAAAGAAGAACAAGAAATGGAAAAACAAAGAAAAGAAAACCTCCACCTTTACTGCAGCGGAAAAAGCTGGAGTAGTGGATTAAACTATTACAAATTATCCACCCGTGTGGATTATGATGTCTGGAAAAAAATCAAAGATTTATTCTGGTACAATAATTATAATCCTGAGGATGATGAATTTGACGCAGTAGGATCTATAACCGGATGGGTTACTACTGCTCCTTATGAAGTAGAAGAAAGATTAAGCAATATGATTAAACCGGAAAATAGGTTAGAATATCGTCAGAAAAAAGCTGAAGAAGAAAGGAAAAAAGCAGCAGAAGAAAAAAGAAAACAAAAAGAAATTAAAGAAAAAATCATGAAAGCTTTTGAGGAAGCAGAAACCCCCGAAAAAGCTAAACCTGAAGGAACTGAATATGAAGACCCTTCCTACGAGTGGAATATCTACGGAGGGGGTAGGATGTTTATCATAAATAAAGAAAAAAATGAAATCTGGCTCCTTAAAAATAATGGTTTTGATGGAGCAGATTGGAGCAGGAATAATGTTGAAACTGGTGGAGCAGGAGCAATAGGTTACGTAGTGGAGTACACTGCTGAGCTTGAAGAGTTAATTAAAAAATATTGTTTAAGGTAGAAAATCTTATTTTTTACCTTAAAACAATAAACTATATATAATTGTTTACAAAAAATAATATACAGTGATAGATATGTTTTTTGATAATACAAAAATCAAAGAAATAAGTCAAGAAGAAATAACTGATGAATTCTTACAAGAGTTCATCAACAAAAAAGAACTAGGATTCAGAGTATCTGACTCTGAATCAAACCGGTGGACCGCATATGCTGTTTACATCGGAATAGAAAAAATGAATTTAACTCAATTTGAATCATGTAGCTTCGGCTACATGATATCCTTATACTTTAGCGGTATGGGACTATCATGCGGAACAGACACCTGGTTCCGTGAAGACGAAATTGAACTAAAACTTTTAAACAGATATAATGATTTATTAAGTGATGAAACACTTAATGATCATGAAAGGAAAAAAAATCTTTTCAAATTTATCTGTGATTTATACAAAAATCATATAGATAAATATGCTTATAAGACTGAAACATTAAGTTTCAGAGTTTCTATAAGTACAAAACAAAGATTTGATGAAATTGAAGGAAATAGCTTCAATGAAAAACTAATTAATCTTTTAAAAAATAGTAATGAAAAGACTATTTAGGTCTTTTCCTTCAACTTCTTTTTTTTATAAACCTAATCTCCTTTTTTCCTTCAAAAGAGCATTACGCTCTCTTACAAAATCCTTATGTGCATGTTTACTAAGAAAACTTGAACCTAGTGGTGCTTTCTCATTATCATGCACAATAAGCACACCATCACGGATAAGCTTCCTTCTTCTCCGTTGGTATTCTGCTTTTTGTTCTTTTCTTGCCTGAGTCCTGCAATAGTCAGAACAGTATAGTTGTTTGTTTTCTGTCTTGTTAAACCCTTTTCCGCAGTATATACACTTGTTTTTGTAGTATATTTCGCCTTCAAGGGTTAACTGGACAGTTTTTGCCATGCTTGTCATAGGTCTTTTGCTTCATTTAAACGGATATTTAATTCTTCAGCTGCCTTCTTTATTTGTTGCTGATGATATTCAATCCGTTTTTGATATTCTCTTTTTTCAGTCAATGTCAAATCAGCATACATGATTGCATTTTCAAACCTTTCCAAATAATTCTGATGAAACACAATAGTATACTGTAGTGCCTGAATTTCTTGATTTAATACATTCATATATAATCAACTCCTTCTTTTTTTTAAATGTTGTTTCTTAGTTTAAATTTCCAGATTTCGTGAAGATACTGATACTCCATCTTCATCTGATTGTATTCTTCTGTCAAATCTTCTAATAATTCAGCAATGTATGCGTCTTTCATTGCTTGATTGCTGATTTTGGGGAGGTTTTGTTTTTTTCTTTCTTCATTAACACTACTCCAATCAAATACAATCCAATTTTTGCCTGATAAAATTTCTTCTTCTACTTTATTAATACTTTCATAAACTTCTTCGTTCTTATTTTTAATGATAATATGACTTAAATCAGCAATATTTATAAAATAAGTATATTGCCCATTATCTATAATTAATAAACCTTTCTCAGTACTCCAAACACGAGTAGTACTATCTATACAGCCTAAAGGCATTCCATTATATGCATAGAAATCAACTTTAATATACTCTTCACTACTCACTATATCTAGAATATATTCTAGCTGCTCACAATCCATACAGAACCCCTCCATTTATTTTATCGTTCTACTGCTATGAAGCACATTACAGCAAATAACACTGCAATGCTCACAACCCATAATACTGTTTTTATTAACTCCATTTATATCACTAATACAATATGTCTGAAATAGCTATTTTCCTTGTAATTCTTGCATTGGTATAATATACTGCAAGAAGTGATAAATTTATTGTATCTGATACAATAATCATCAACTTTAAATTTATCCTTTATTGAAATTCTGATTGCATTATACCTGCAATTACTACAAGGAATCCTAGGACCATGAACCCGTTTGTACTTCATGATCCCCTCCTGATTCACATACATAATCTAATCACAGATTTGATATTCATCTGAAAATTTCTTCAAATCAGGATTCTCAGACAATCTTTTCTGCAATCGTTCATCAAAGGTTAAACCATCGTTGGGATTGTTTTCATCCCAACAAGATTCAATAAGTTCAGTTAATTTATCGCATTTCTTCTTAAACTCTTCACTCATAATAATCAACTCCAATGTAGCTATTTAAGAGTATTCCAAGGATGAACCTTACAATACTCCCAACCCTCCTTATCAAAGTATATTCCATCACCAAGACAAACCACATCATCAACAGTCTGCCCTCTCTCTTTTAATTGTTCATTTAATTGTTTTTTACCAAAAGCAAAAAACACATACCTATCATCAAACTCTTTCCTAGTCAAAACTTTAACCATTATAACCACCTACAACATTTTTTTCAAAGGTATGTGTGTATATACATGTATATACAGTATATACAAGTATATACAGCTATTATATAGATTATTTTTTTTCAGTTGAAATACTTGTAATGGTTGGATTTCAACTGTATTATATTATATATTATATTATTAAATTAATAATAATAATAATAATAATAATAATAATAATAATAATAATAATAATAATAATAATAATAATAATAATAATAATAATAATAATGTTAAACAAACAATGTATAACAAATATACAAAGTTATACAAAACAATGTTAAACATTTCAACATCAAATGTTAAACACAACCCACAATAGCTTCACAAAAATGTTAAACATTATTGTAAAACAAATTCAACAACCTTATTTTTAAACACCTCACAATCCATATCACACTTATAAGCATAATTAGAAACCATATCCAAAACATGAACATTATTAAAAATATCATAATCTACATTATTCTTAGCAAACCCTTTATCCATAATAACTTCTGCAACCGCTTCAATACAATGATCCTCAATAGATTTATTTTCATTCTGCTTTAATTCAGAAATTTGACTTTTAACATCATCTAACCGCATTTCAATATCAAAAATCTCCTTTTTTTTAATAGCTAATTGATTTTCAATTAATTTTTTCTCTGCAAACAAGAATTCTTTCTTGTTTCTCATTAATTCACAATATTTGCTGATTGCTTCCCCTCCAGAAACACCATGCTTTTTTAAGAAGTCTTTATCAGCTCTTGTTACTCTTGCACCAATAAATTCTTCTTTTGGCAATCTTTTTGTTCCCATGAAAAATCACCCTTAAAATGTTGTTTGTATAGAAGAATTATCTTCTTTAACCATGCTTTGCAACTGTCCTTTGTACTTTGAAATGAAAATAATAGCTGCAACAATATGTTTACAGCAATATTCTCCATACTTACCCGCTTTCCCAAACTGGTAATTTTCACAGGTACAATTCCACAACCCGTAATCATTCACAGTTACGAGGTTAGGACCGTTTTGTGATGAATGAAATTCAAGTTGAATTTCATCACCACTAACAAAGACCGGACGAATATCCAAGTCCCTTATTTCAGAAGCTTTTTTAAATATCCTGTTTGGGGGATTATACCTCATTTTTTACCCCCATATTTCTGTTTAATTAACTCACGAACTTCTTTCTGATTAAAATCATTATGTGATTTAGCATACAAAGTACACATCTTATACAAAGTGATAGTATTCACATTTAACCCCTGTTTTATTAGGTTATTCTCAAAAAACTTAAGATAATCCTCAGGCTTTTCAAGTTTAACCTCATCATTAACAGCAGGTTTCTTTACAACCCGCTGCTTTTCAGGAGTATCATGAAGATATTTATCTTCAGCAGCATTTGAATCAATAAAACTATCCTCCACAAGGAGAAAAGTATTCATAAGCAAATATCTTTTGAGGTAAGTCATATAACTACCATATGACTGCATTATGTTCATACCCTTGTTCAATTCATGAAGTTCAGGTACTGAAACCCGATTAGATTCAAACAAATCACCAGACTCATTATCCCTAATCTTCAACACTGCATAATCCTCCATAAAAGAGAATGTAAGCAGTAATTTTTGCTTATAACATTCAGTAACAATTGGTCCCATGATGTCTTTAAGTTCAAAATAATGAAATTTCCCAAATTTATTATACCCACTTTTTGGGAGTTCCATATTCAATAATGCATATTGAACCTCCCCAATTTTTTGATAAATTGATTTAGTAGTCATATTCATCATCCCTCCTGTGAAGGTTTGATTTTTCAAGGTTTTCTACTGCTTTCATTGCAAATCTGTACTCAGAAAGCAGATTATCAATATCATTGAAGAGCTTACTTGTAAGCTCTTCTTTTAATTGTTTTAAATTCATGATGAAACACCTCTAAACTCAGTAATCACCTTATTGAAGTTCCAAATAGCTAACCAATCTTTGTTAGATTGGTTTCCTCTGGAGTATTGTTCATTGAAGAATTTTTCTAATTCTTCAATACTGTAATCCTCCTTCAAACTGGTTTGTGTTTGTAAAAAAGCTTCTATTACGGGGTTTATAACATCTGAATCAACATCAGATGTTAATAGTTTCTTAATGGTCATAGTGTTCTTCCCCCATCCTCTGAATATACTTAAGATATCCATAATTTTCACTATCAAAATCAAGGTCCAAGTCATCAGCAGGCTCTTGAAGAAGATACACTTCTTCGAAATATTGGTCAGGATCTAACTCATATTTTGGGTTAAACATCACAATCACCTTGAGATGCATATTGTGTTTGTATAAAATCAGTTGACATTTCTTTTGCAGATTTTTCTACAAAGACTCCAGATTTGTAGTCTTCGTAGAATTTTTGGAACTGCAAAAATAATTCTTTTTCATCCTCTTCAAGGACATAAGCGTCCCTTTGAAGGATAAATCCTTTTTTAACTTTTATCATGCTATCACTTCGAGTTTAAATTTTTTAGGAAGAATTACGATTTGGCGATTGTAATTCTTTCTTGTACATACTTTTGTTTTTATAGTATATAAATGTTGCCTATATTTAGGTTAATATTATATTATTATTAGAATAATTATATATAATATAAAGTCTAATATTATAATATATAAATAAAATTAAAAACATAAATAGAGGTTATGATAATGATTCAAACAGAATCCAATGTAACACGAACCAATCCTAGATCCAAATCCTTAAGGACAACAATCCCCAAAGAGATAATAAATGCATTAAATTTGGAACATGGTTCAAAATTAAATTGGAAAATTGAAACAAAAAATGATGAAATGTATATTATTGTTGAAAAATCAAATAATAATAAAAACATTTCAAAATTTTAAATAATATTAAATAATATAAAAATTAAAAATAGAAGTGGTTACTATAAAAAATGTTATCACTTCGAGATGCTTTTTTTATTTTTTGTAACCAAATCTTAGAGGAGATTAAAAATTTTTTGTTGGCGCATTGATTTTTAATCGTTTGACTCTAAGATTATTTTTTAACTAATTTTTTTAATTCTTATTTTTTTAAAATTTTTTTCAAAGGTATGTGTGTACATACATGTACATACTGTATGTACAAGTATGTACAGGTATTATATAGATTATTTTTTTCAGTTGAAATACTTGTAATGGTTGGATTTCAAGTGTATTATATATTATATTATATTATTATTAATTTAATAATAATAATAATAATAATAAAATAGCTAGAAAATCATTAATTACATTACTAATATTTTTTTTCTTTATTGTTTATTTTCTGTTTTTCTATATAAATATTTATCTATTCACTGATTAAACATTAAAATAGCTTAATGTTCAACATATACTAGTATATGTTATGTTTTTGTTCAACACAGATTTTTGAAATACATGCAAATCATTTTTTCATGTTTAACCAGTAGACTGTAAAAGTGGTTTACTGTTCAAATAAAAATAATAATAATATTATATGTGTAAAAAATTTAAATCGGAAAAAATAATAATTATTAAAAACAAAAGTAATAAACACCTAAAAAAACTGAATATTATTTTTTTAGGGGGTAAATAATATGAATAAAAAACTAAAAATTGTATTAGGTATTATCATAATATTCATAATACTAGGAATAATTGGTGCATCAACTAGTAACAATACAACTACAACCACCACTAGTACTAATACTGGTACAAATGATAATACAGTAAGTGGAACCCAAGTAAAAGTAATTTATGACGGTTCATGGAGTGGAGCACTAGCAAACGGTACTGGAAACAGTAAATCAATAGAAGGATCTGGTACTGAAACAATAAATGTAAGTGATAGTACTACTGACTTAATAAGTGCAAATGCACAGAAAAGAGACAGTGGTGATGGTGAATTAAAAATACAGATAATTAAAAACGGGAAAGTTACAAAAGAGTCAAGTACAACAGCTGAATATGGTATAGCTGATGTAACAGACTAAAAAAAAATAAATTATTAAAAAAAAGGTTTATAAAAAAAATAAATAAAAATTTTCCCCTTTTTTTTATTATCTTTTCCTGTTTACAGAGATTTTCCCTTCATCAATTAATTCATTAATAGCCTCCAGAAAATGGATAGGTACAGGACCCATCGCTTTTTTACTATATGTTTCCCCAGTAATAGGTTCTTCATATAATTCATAGTAATTAAAATCTGAGAAATATAATAATGTGTATAATACTACATTATCAAAATTATCTTTATTTTCACAACGACTAATAATATAATGAATCATTGTTTTAAATTTTTCAGAATTGTATTTTAAATTTTCATCCATAAATACTACACCATATAATTGTTATCTTTTTTTCTAGCTTTATTTTTCTGGGAAGTATTCTGATAAAACAGTATTTATAGCTCTTTTTGCTTCATCATGAATATTCCTACGGATTTCCTTATTCTCCTTCTCCAGATGTTTTATTTTTTCTTCTAATTCTATTTTTCGTTTACTGGTAAGGAAATCAACTTTAACATCTTTAAATGTTAATGCGGGTATTACTTTTAAGTATTCTTCTTTTACAAGTTTATCAGAAATCTTAACATAATTACGGTCTAAGCCCATTGGGGGGCGGTGTCCTTCCATTAAAGCACAAACACGAAGATTCCCCACATTTTCAGCAACATTTGTAATAAAATACTTTCTTAATGCATGTGGACTGAAGCTAGGTTCTTCATGCAGTAAAGAATCATGTAATTCTTTTGAAATCTCATTATTAACAAGTTTATAGTCAAGTACTCTTCTTCTTTCTTGCATTAATTTGATTTGTTTGTGATAGAATACATTTGTTATTGTTGATGGTTTCATTGATTCTTTGTAATGTTTTCTTTTTGTTGAAAATAGCTTATCATCACCTGAAATTACAAGTTCTGGGTATAATTTTTTCATAGTCTGCTTTCTTTCACGAAGCATAAGCAATATCATATTTGAACATTCTGGTGTACAACATACTTTACACTCAATATTATGCCTCCTAGTCTTCTGAGGATAAAAATCAAAAAAAGGAACCATACCACTGGGTGCATGATCTATAAATTCATCTACATCAGTATAATTATGATAATCTTTTGTTGCCTTCATAAAGTCTTTTATTGTGAAATTCACAAGGTCAGTTCTTCTTACACCTGTAGTAGTTAGGAATAGTATTATTGCTTTGTAAGTGATGTCTGAAATGTTTATAATGTATTTTATTTCTTCCTTTGTTAGCGGATACCATTCTTGGGAGTCATCTGGTAACTCTGGGAATCTTGGTAATTGTATATCAAAAAAATTAAGTACTGCTTTCAGTTTTGTTAGGTAGCCGTTTATGGTTACATTGCTTGCACCATTCTTTTGCACTGTTTCAATGAATGTATCTATATACACAGCAATATCTGAGAACTCAGGGTCATAACGGATTATCCTGTTGTCCTGGATATAATCATATTGTTCATTTTTCGTTTTCTTTACAAATTCAGTGAATGTAATATTATTTGCTTCTGTGAAGTATTTTATCACATTACTATAATTTAACTCTGTTGCAGGGGACAAGTTTTTCATTTTCAAAAATTTATTAAAATAAGGATCATTGATAGTCAT